AGTCGGGTCTTAAAGTAACTTATAATATCTAGAACAACCATAACAAGGTTATGTATAATTTTTAAGTATTTCACTCATATTTTTTCCAATATTTTTCATCTATCAATCCCATCGAATGTAATAGGTGTTCATCTTTTAATATTAAATTACAGTCGCCAACTATTGATAATCTTTCATCGTTGAAATCTTGTTTGATACAATGAGTTCCGTGTGAAACTCTACTTGGAAATATTGCAACATAACCCTCCTGTGGATGTATAAAGAATGTCTTAGAATTAAGTGCATTAAATTCTTCTATCATATTCTTATCATCATTATTATTATGAGAGTTAGCACCTAAAAATAAACTGTTATAATTTTCATTATTTAAGAATCTAGTAGTATGTGAATATGCAGGTATGTTAACGTAATAAACAAATGAAACATGACTCGTAGAATGTATATGCCAAGGGATTTCTTTTTCACTTCTCGCTCTTGAAATCCAAGTCTTTGTGATACTATAATTAAACATATCTTTAAATCTTAGTGTATCTAAAACATATGATTTGATATGTCTAACAATCTCCTTAAACATATCATCCATAGATGGTTCTAGATGAATAAGAGGATTTACCTGACCTTCACTTACAGTCGTAGATAATTCATTTTCTTCATAATCAAATTTATCATATAATCTTAAAAATTCCTCCTTAAAATTACTATGACCTGTCATCTGACCAACATAAATTGTTGTTGGAAATATGTTAAAAATTTGTGGTTGATTATCCATATAGATAGAGTATCACGTATTAGTTATGAAAAATATATTAAAGGAAGCAAAATATCACTTAGAGATTGAGACAGGATGGAGTTATCAATATCACTTGTGGCACTCTATAAAAAATTCTGCTTTGCTAATCAAAATATCATTTAAGAGTTTAGTTCATGGATTATTACCATTTATGTGGAAATCTGATGCACCTAAAGATATAATAATATTATATCATACCATAATGAAAATTCAACACATAAAAAAAATGGATAAGTTAAGGGAAGTAAGTAAAAGCAAGAGATATGAATAAAATAGTCATCGTTGGTGGTGGAACATCTGGTTGGATTACATTAGCATATCTGGCAGCAACAACTAATATTGATCTGATTATAATTCATAGTGATGAGATTGATACTCTTGGTGTAGGTGAAAGCACCACACCCACAATCAAACACGTTGCAGAAACTTGCGGTATCAATGAAGTTGATTGGATGAAAAAATCAAAGGCATCATTTAAGTATGGAATAGAATTTCTTAATTTTAATAATATAGGGAGTAAATGGTTTCATAGTTTTGATGACTTTATACCTAGTCAATGTTTCTCCACACCCATAACTGAATTTGGCAAAAGTGTTTATCATAAACAATCAAGTTCTGTTGAATATTTTTTACACCAAAGACTTAAAAATGACAAGTATAATTCAGATTGGTTCAACGCTAGTCAAGGTGGTAGTCAGTTCCTCGTTGATAAAGAATTAAGTCCTTACAATAATCAAGGTATATCTAATTACAATAAATTTCCTGGTTATAGTTATCATATCAATGCACATGAATTTGGCAACAGTCTTCGTGATAATGTGCCACTGGATAGATATACTGAAATAAAAAGTACAATAAAAAATGTAGAGTATGACGAAGATGGAGTTAAAAGTTTGACACTTGTTGATGGATCAAAAATAAATGCAGACCTCTACATTGATTGCTCTGGATTTAATAGATTACTAATTAAAAAATTAACAAAATTTATTCCTTATGATGGTTTAATAAACAATGCTGCTGTATGGGGATCTGTAAAAAGTCAAAGTTATAGACCAAGCACTATCAGTGTAGCACAAAAATATGGTTGGATTTGGGAAACTCCGACTTGGGGACAAATTGGTTCTGGATATGTATTCTGTGATGATTTTATTTCTGTTGAAGATGCAGAGAACTTTATGATAAAATACTGGCAATCGAAAGGTCATAATTGGAAACCAAAGAGGTCTGTAAAATTTAACAGTGGTTCTCTTGACAATGTAGCGGTGAAAAATGTAATTAGTAATGGATTAGGTCAAAGTTTTATCGAACCACTCGAAGCTACATCAATAATGGTCATATGTGTAACAGTTAAAAATATTTCTAAATTAATCAATAAAAATAAGAGGTGGACTAATAAAGAAAGTATGATATTCAGTAAGGTAATGAAGAAGTTCTTAAATGAAACTATGAATTATGTTTTAGGTCACTACACATTATCAAATAGAAATGATTCAGAATATTGGAGATCATATAATAAATCAAATTCAATTAAAATAACTTCAGATATGATAGAGAGCAAATTAAAAAATGGATGGGTTCATCATGGTGAAACCAATTTAAATTTATATAACTGGGCAAGTATGCTTGTAGGATACAATAAACCTTACATTAATAAACTTCCTAATTTAACAAGGAGTCAAATTAATGATTATAAATTTTACACTCAACAACTTATATCCAATTATAATTATCTCTACAAAAATAATATTAGTATTAAAGATAGATTAAATTATATTAATTCGGAGTGAACAACGCCAATACACCATCTGTCGTGTCTATATTATATTCCTCATATGAATCTAGTTTACCATAGTCAAAGACTGATAACTCTTGATCTTCTACAATTGGAGATCCATCTAAACATATTAGTATCGATTCTTTTTTGACTCTTAATATTTTATCTTTAACTATCGTTCCATTCCAATCTTGTTTTTTATCTAATGTGCTGAAACCAATTATATAAAAATCTTCAACTGCCTCCATCATAAAAGCATCATATAATTTATCCTTAGTGCAATAAAAATCTCCTTTTTTAATTATATCATATTCCTGCTTAAAAGGCACACCAAATTTAGCAGATCCTTTGACAACATAATGGTATAGACCATAACTTAAATATTCAGGTTCGATTCCTATCCAACCCTTCTCTGCTTCTAGAGAACATATTGCAAATTTATCCTCTCTTATCTTTCTAAATGCACTTTTAGATTTCATTTAAATTTAATTTTTTGCACATTAATATGAAATAGGGATACTTCTAGTTCCCTTCCCTTAATCATTTTAAGTTTTTTAACTACGAATTTTGTCATCTATTATCTTGTGATACTGCCCAAGATGATACTATATATTTGTCTTGACCTATCGGTGGATTACCTCTATGAGTATGTGTAAAGGCAGCAGGAAATATAATTAACCTACCTTGCTTCGCTTTGATTCTCTTGTTCATATACAAAAATTCTGTTTCACCACCCTCCTCTATTGTATTAAGATATAGTTGTACTACTAGTTTTCTAGGAGAAACTTGAAGACCTGTGTTCTCGTAGTGCCAGCTATGAAATCCACCACCAACTGGAATTTTTTTTGCCTTTGTGTCGTAAATTAAAAGTTTTTCCTGACCAAGAACACTAAATTTTTTAAGATACTCATCCACAAAATCTTTTATTTTTGGTAAAAATTCCATTGATAAATTGTCACCAGATAAAATATTATAACTGACATCATTATTAAAATTTAATGAGAAATGATCTGTATTATGATATGATCTATCCTCCTTAATAATGACTCCATTTGATATGTAATGTTCAATTAAATTAATGTACTCTTCACACTCATCAGAAGTGAATGAATTATCGTAAACTGATATAAAATCATGTATCATAGTTTAACACTCCAAGGATTAACACAAAGGACAACTCTATCTCCCATATGTGGTTCAACACAATGATTTAATTTGGGAGAAAAAATAACCATTCTATTTGATTTTGGTGTTACGATGTCGTCTTCAACGTGTAACTTACCACCCTTCAATTTATCTACTTTTACATAGTATACCACAGAACACAATGGAAATCTAGTTTGTCCTGTATTTGCTTTCATTTGCTCATCTTTGTCAATATGCCAATCTTTTGGTCTTGTGTTATTTTGTGACCAAAATTCATAACCAATGCAACTAGTTAAATCGAAGAAATTACCTGCTACATTTATCATCTGCACACAAAAATCTTGAAAAACGTGTTCTTCATCTAGTGAATACCATTTTTCCCAGAAATTAATCTCGTTTGTATTTTTTTTATTTGATTCTAAAATGTCAAGACAATTAGTTTCAAACGTAGAGTTACCTACGACATCATCAATAATAATAAGCATAAAATCTTAAGCAACACCTCCAACAATTACACCACCATCTGAACTTGATAATGTTTTATTTCCACTACTGTTATTTTGAACAGAACTTGAACTGAATATTATGCCATGTCCATTACTTCCTGGTGAACCTCCTGCACCTCTGTTGGGACTTCCAGCATCACCGCTTTGTGCAGAGTCATTTCTATCTCCACCATTTCCTCCATCTCCAGCTTCTCCTCCACCTTCTCCATGATCACCACCATCACCACCAGTGCCATTATTATCAAAAGTTGCATCAGTACCTGCTTTTCCTTTTCCAGCTTGGGATGATGGGCTGTTTCCTCCTACAGTTCCATATCCACCTGTATTTTGTGGACCACCAAATCCAACAGGGATGCCAGCTCCACCGCCACCACCTCCACCAGACCTACCAAAGTCTCTGGGGTTTTTGTTAGGATCAGACCAAGAACCTGCTCCTCCTCCACCGCCACCATATCCACATCTTATAATTCCACTATTATTAATTTGTGCTGGATATTCAATACCTAATCCACTTGTGCCTGTAAAGGCTGGACTAGGTGTACCACTACTGGTTGCTCCTTGTCTTCCATTACCACCAGCACCTTGAATTCTACCAGAAGATCCAATATCAATTTGTAATGATGTACCAGATGGCCATCCACCTGTTCTAAGTGCTACTCTATTTTTAGTGCCAGCGTCACCAGATGCTTTTTGTCCACCTACAGATTTATTAACATGAATAAAAACTTTTTTCCCACCACCCCACGCTGTTGATGATAGATTATATGTTCCTGATAAAGTACCTGTTGGTCTGGATCTATAACCTCCAACAACTCTAACTCTACTCGATTGATTATTATATCTCCAAGTTGCTGCCATTGTATTAGCACCATCATCTTCACGATTTAATACATTATTTGCCTGTCCACCTGATGAACCAGTGTCATCAAAATAATCCACTACAAGATTTAATTTTTTACTATAAAAATCACTGAACTTTATTTGACCTGAAACAGGAATACCTGTATCCAATGGGAGATTAGATAATGCACCAAGGTTTTTATTCTGGAAATTTGAGTCAGTAGAGCGATATTGTCCTAGACTTCTGCCAGGATTAGAACCAAATTCTGACTCAATTTCAGAAAATGATAGTGATGAACCTGATGATTTAATAGTCATAGTTAATTACAGTTCTGCCAATTTGCCACATTGTAAGTACCACTTCCAACATATACTTGCAATTTATTTGTATTTGTATGAAAGATGACCGCACCAGATACCACTCCTTGTAATGCAGCTCTTTGTGCTGTATTTACTTTTGGTGGTATCATATACATTCTATTTGCTGCTAATCCTGTGGTTGCTTGACCAGCATCAGAAAAATCGACAGCTGCTCTGGGTTCATTAGTGCCGATTCCTATTGGATCTAGTGCTGCAACCGCACCATTCACAAATAATGCATTACCATTAATATTATCAGTTCTTATACCAACATTACCACTATCTGTTATAGT